GGAAACAGGGAGACAAGGAAACAGGGAGACAAGCAATGCGATTTGAACAAGCAGTTAAAGCAATGGAAAAAGGTAGCTTGATAAGCCGTAGAAAATGGAGTGCAGGTTACCTTGTTTTGGATGGTTGGGTAAAATTAGTTAAATGTGGTAACACGGAAAAGTATAATGTTACAAAACAAGATGTTGTAGCCGATGACTGGCAAATTACTGTAAGGCCAAACATAGGAGCGTAATATGCCACTGAAAAAAGGTAAAAGTCAAAAGACAATAAGCAAGAATATTAGTAAATTGAGACATGAAGGTTACCCTGAAAAACAATCTATTGCAATTGCAATGAGCGAAGCGGGCAAAAAGAAAGGGAAGAAAAAGAAATGACGAGAGAAGAACCCGAACCTTATAACGTGACTGAACCAGACTTTGATGAAATAACACTTATTGCTAATCCCACTGAAAAACAAAAGCTTTGCATGGAAAAACTTGAATTAGATGAAAAGATAAAAGAGCTTGTTGCAGTCGTAGCAAGTGATGACTTTGGAAATATAGAATTACTTAAACGTGGTCGATTGCTTAGACAAGCTTCGATAATGAGAGAATATTCTAGGATATTGAAAGAAAGAATCGAAAATTGACTCTGAAAACAAGAGGTTGAAACCATGGACAAAACACCGAGTTCAAATGTTGCATTGTTGACGGTTCCAATGGAGAAAATAGATATGGACCATTTTAAATTAAATTCACAGTATGAATGGATCGGGAGCGAAAATCCTAGTGATCCAAGTGGAACTGTTAAATTTATCATGGGTGGTTTATTTGGTAGAGAATTGAAACTAGAATCTATTGAAGACTGTCAATACATTGCAGATTTGCTTGAAATATCCTATAAAACAGGGTATGTGAATGGAAAAGATAGAATTAAACATAGGATCTCACAATTGATGAATGAGTGAAAAGAAGTGAAGACACCCGTGGGCATTGAAAAACAGGAACATAAAATAATCTGGGAACCGATACCTGGAACTAGCCAAGAACTGGCGCTAGATTCACCTTGTAATGTAACTTTATACACTGGAAGCAGGGGACCTGGAAAAACAGATGCTCAGATTATGTTATTTCGTAGATATGTAGGCATTGGATATGGGCAACATTGGAGAGGTGTTATTTTTGATAGAGAATATAAAAATCTAGATGACGTTGTTTCAAAGTCTAAACGCTGGTTTAATCAATTTGAAGATGGAGCTAAATTCAATAGTTCAAAAGCAGATTATAAATGGACATGGCCCACGGGGGAAGAGTTATATTTTCGAGCGTTGAAAAAACTTGATGACTATTGGGACTATCACGGCCAAGAGTTCCCTTTTATCGGTTGGAATGAATTGACAAAGTTTGCTACTCCAGATGTCTTTGATATGATGTTTTCTTGTAATCGCACAAGTTTTAAACCTGGAGATTCAGGACTGCCTGAAATACCGCTTAGAGTATTTGCAACATGTAACCCTTATGGCGTTGGACACAATTGGGTTAAAAGAAGGTTTATAGATGTTGGCGGATATGGAAAGATTATAAAGAAAACAGTGGATGTTTTTAATCCTAGAACACAACAAATTGAACCTGTTACTAGAACTCAGACAGCTTTATTCGGAAGTTATAAAGAGAATATATATTTATCACCTGAATATATTGCTGGTATGATGGAAATAGCAGATGAAAATATCAAGAAAGCTTGGCTTGATGGCAATTGGGATATTGTTGTAGGCGGTGCTTTTGATGATCTATGGAACCGAAAAAAGCATGTGATACCAAGAGTCCCTATTCCCGAAGGTTGGCATATTGATAGGAGCTTCGATTGGGGTTCAACTGCACCCTTCTCTGTAGGATGGTGGGCGCAAGCGAATGGGGAAGAATTATGGCCAGGGTTCGCTCCAATTCGCGGAAGCTTGATCCAGATTGCAGAATGGTATGGAACAAAAGCCCTCGGATCAGGTAAAGGCATGATGCTAGGGCCTACTGATTTGGCTCATGGTATTGTCAAAATCGAAACAGGACTTATGCAAGATGGTTGGATATCAACTCAACCATGGCCCGGTCCTGCGGATAATCAAATTGGGAATAAAATTACAGTTGAAGATGAAACGATTGAAAGAAAGATGCAGGATGTAGGTGTCACATGGACCAAGTCCGATAAAAGTGCAGGTTCACGAAAAAATGGATTGATGCTTTTTCGTGATAGATTGCAACATGCAGATTGTAAACCTAGGCCAAAGTTGAGTTTTACCGCTCCTCCTGAAAGCCCTGGAATCTATTTCATGGAAAACTGTCTTGCTAGTATTGCCTTGCTTCCAACTCTTCCGAGAGATCCAGATGACATGGATGATGTTGACACTATGGCAGAAGATCATATATGGGATATGGTTAGATATCGAGTGTTGAAAGGTAGTGAGAGATATGCAAGCAATCTTAAAGTGAGGATATAAAAACCAAAAGGAGCTGCGATGAGACCAGAAATGATAGAAACTCTAGGCGAAATGACAGTGGGTGATAAGGATGAAGTGTTGAATATGTTGGGTGCTTTCATACGTGGTTTGTATGATTTTGCAAACTTACCAATTCCAGATCCTTTTTGTCCATCTGTCCAATTGCTCATTTTGATAGCTGCTATTCGTAACAGAAAGGACGTGACCAATGGTAATGCGTGATACTGGATCAAAGATCCCTAACGTTGCATTTGTAAGGCAAGAGTTAAAAACCTTACAAATAGAATATGATACTGTAGCACACTGTCTTGCTGGCGAAGTTGTCATTAAATCTAAACGAACAAAATATCTACCTCAACCTAATAGCTCTGATGTTTCAAATGAAAATGCAGTTAGATATTCTGAATATGTGAATCGTGCGGTATTTTATAATGTCACATTTAGGACTCAGAAAGGCTTGCTAGGACAAATTTTTCAAAAGAAAGCTGCTGTTGAGATACCGTTAGAACTAGAACAAATTATTTATAATATAACTGGAACAGGTTTAAATCTAACTCAATTTTCAAAGATTGTTGCAGGTGATGTGATTGCTTTTGGTCGTGGTGGAATTCTCATTGATTACCCGCAGACTGAAAATGGAGCTAGTAAATACGACCTGGACTCTGGAAACATTAGGCCAATATTGACTTATTATAAATCAGAAAACATTATCAACTGGAGAACTATAAACATTGGCGCAAAGGCTTATCTAAACCTCGTTGTATTGAAAGAAAAATACATTTCATATGATGATGGTTTTGAAATAAAGGAACAATATCAGTATAGAGTTTTAACTCTTGAGAATGGCATTTACATTCAAAGGATTTATAAGAACGCAAACACGGTTTCCAGTTCCAGCACTCGGACCTGGAATATTGTTTCAGAAAGTATAATGAAAGGTGCCGATGGAAGGCCTCTTGCTGAGATCCAATTTGAATTTATAGGAAGTGAAGATAATGAACCGACTCCAGATTATCCACCTCTTTATGATATTGCATCGGTCAATATTGGTCATTATCGCAATAGTGCTGATTATGAAGAATCGTGTTATATCTGCGGGCAAGTAACTCCATACTATTCTGGGTTAACTGAACATTGGGTTAAAGAAGTCTTGAAAGGAACCGTTCAGCTCGGATCAAGAGCGGCCGTCCCTCTCCCCGTGGGCGCAACAGCAGGTTTACTTCAAGCTTCTCCCAATAGTATGAATTTTGAAGCTATGGCACATAAAGAAAAACAAATGTCAGCTTTGGGTGCTAAACTTGTTGAACCTAGAAAAGTCGCTCAAACTGCTACAGAAGATAGTAACGATGAAAAAACAGAAGTGAGTATTCTTTCCACCATTGCTGATAACATTTCGATCGCTATTGAAAATTCATTGAAAAAATGTTGTAATTTTATAGGTATTGAATCTGATGGTATTGTGTTCAAATTGAATACCAATTATGGCATAAGTTATATGACAAGCGGTGAAAGGGCCGAGTTGATAAAAGAATGGCAATCGGGAGCTATTAGCTTTACTGAAATGAGAACTTTGTTGAAAGATGCTAACATTGCGTATCAGGACGATGAAGAAGTGATTGCAGAAATGGAACAAAAGAAACTTGAACAGGAAGAAGCAGCAGCGGAAGCCGCTGAAAACCTCAATCAAAACCAAGGAGTAAATAATGGCGCTGAATAAAAAGATATCAAAAGCTGAATTCGATGCAATGCAGGATGGTGCATTGAAAAACTTTTATATTGATAAAGGAGATCATTTCATCCTTGATGTTGGTGATGATGACAGCGGCGCTTTGCTTCGAGCAAAGGAACGTGAAACGGAAAGAAGAAAAGAAGTTGAAAAAGAATTGAAAGAATTACGTTCAAAAATTGAAGGTTTAGATTTTGAAAGCAGAAGAAAACTTGACGATATCACTTCACTTGAAAAGTCATGGAATGAAAAACATACAAAGACTGTTACAGAATTGACGGATAAATATACAAATTTACAAAAAGCTGTCAGAAAGAACTTGATCGAATCAACGGCCATCAGCCTTGCAAGTGAGATATCCACTGTCCCAGCTTTGATGAAAAAGGTGTTGATGGACCGCTTTGAAGTTGAATTCAATGAAGCAGGGCCTTCGATAAAAGTACTTGATGAAAAAGGCGCACTTTCGGCGGCAACCATCGAAGATTTGAAAAAGGAAATTGTTGCCAATAAGGAATTCTCATCTATAATTCAAGGCAGCAAAGCTTCAGGCGGTGGCCGTGCCACGCCAAATCGGATCAGTGATCCTTCGCTCAACCAAACCGATAAGCCTATGGCGGACATGAATCCGCGTGCATTGGCAGAAATAATCAAATCCAAAATAGAGCAAAGGGGATGAAATGGCACTCAGTGACCTTGTTGTTTTTCAGGAATATCTTCAGACTACTGCGACAGAAGTATTGGCGCAGCAAGTTGAACTTTTCAATGCTGCATCCGGTGGTGCAATTTCGTTGGCAAGCGCTGCGCATATGGGCGATTACAATGAAAGAACATTCTTCACCAAGATTTCCGGCTTGGTTCGACGCCGAAATGCTTATGGTGTTGGCGCCGTTGCCAGTAAAAAACTTCAACAGGCGACCGATACGATGGTAAAGATCGCGGCCGGAACACCTCCGGTTGAATTGGATGAAGGTCAGTTCCGATGGATTCAGATGAACCCGGAAGCAGCGGGAACGGCCATGGGCCAGCAGCTTGCCAAGGATACCCTGGCCGATATGCTGAA